TTCCAAGGATCAGCAGGTGCTCTACCGAATGGGATTATGCTGTTCATAATGACATTTGATGTTTGCTCACCAAAAAAATCATTAAGAAATGTCTTAAAGTTTTCTACCTTATCTGGTCTGCTGTTTGCAAGCATAGATACAGGAATTGTAACCGGTATACCAAACGATGGTGCTAGCGGATTATCTCCAGTTAAAAATACGTTAAGACTATTTTTAGGAATAGAAACTTGATAGCCTTTTGGAATACCAAATCTTCCTTGAACGCCCTCTGGGATAGTAATAATGATAAACTGATTTTCAGAAGGAGGTGCTCCTGGTGGTACTTCATTTCCTTCGCTATCAATAACAGTTGCAACTCTATTTGGAAGATTCCAGATCTGATTTGCTCGTGCTATACGTGAAGGGTCTTGAATTAAAAACTTTCCATATACCTTCACTGCATTGTACTGTGCGTTGAAGAAGGGTACCAAGAAGCGCATCGTATTAGACAAACCAGTATTATTAGATATACGATACAAAACTTCTTTAAGTGTCTTTTGAGAAGCAGCGTGAGCAGTGCGTTGCATCTGAATAATTAAGTCTGGGTCTTGAATATTTTTACCCATACCTTCAGCAAGGTTAATCTCTTGCTGTAAATTCTTTTTATATAAACCATTGTAGAAGGGCCAAGCTACCAAATTGTCTTCTGGTGTTGAGCCAATCATCTTAAATATGCCAGAAATTGCATCGTTAACGGTTGTTTTAATAACGCCTTTATTGTAACGAAGTGTATCTTCTATAAGAGAGCGTCCTGCAATCGGAATTAAATTAGGAGTTCCACGCATAAGCAAGTCAAATTGCTCTGGTGATAATTCTTCACGTGCTATTAATGATCGTACTTGTTGATCTGGTAATAGTTTAGAAATTCTGGAGCGAGCTTCTAATACGTGTCCAGGAATATCAATCTTGTTTATGTCTGCATTAATTTCTTTTAAGTAAAAAGCACCTTTAGGGCTTCTTAGCCATTCAATAACCTTTTCGTCGGGCAATCCTTCAAGAATTTGCATAGCAAGTTGGTCATTGCGTAATCTTTGATTTACGAATACAGCCAATTCATTAAAATATTGTGGATCACCAGGGTTAACAGCAACTCTGCTTTCGCTTAAATTCATTCCAGATGTAAGGGTCTTTGAACCCTTGGAGGCATCAAAGCTAAGATAAGCCTGTCCTTCTGTCATCCAGTTAAGAGAACCTTGGCTTGAAGCCTCAGCTCTAGTAAGAGCACCATTAGGTCCAGCAAATGCTCCATTTGCTATAATTTCTTTACCATTAGGTGAAATAAATACCTCTTCACCTTCGCCAGCTTTAATAATTTTAAGTTCTGCACGACGTTTTGCCAAGAATTGAGATTGCTCAACCTTCGTTAAAATATCATTGTCAATTTTATTTACAAGATCTTGATAAATACGAATACGCATCATATTATCTTCACCAAGAAGGCTTGCTATTTCTTCAAAATTTTCAGCACGTGATGCTTCATAGGAAGTAATAACTCTAATATTTGGATATTCTACTGGGCCTTTGCCGCGCAACTCAAGCGCACCAACTGATTCAATTTCATCAGCAAGCATACCTGAAGGGATACCACGACGTGCTTCGATCTCGGGGACAGAACCCTTTGGCAAACGTTGTTGCTTGCCAGGAATCTTGTAGAAAACCTTACCGCTAAGATAGTCAGCATATACAAGTGTAGTGCCTTTAGGTAGCGTAGGTACTACTTCTTCTCTTACATATTTAGAAAAAGCCTTACCTTGTAAGGACTCAAATTTAACTTTATCTTTACCAAAAAGAAGACCTTTTTGTGCTTTACGTTTTGACATTAATTCAAAGTAAGCATTGCGATCTGATTCTTTTAGAAGCGGTTTAGATTTAGAAGTAATTGCAAGTTCAACCATTTCTGGTGTTACTTGCTTGCCAAAAGTACCAGAAGCATTTGCATAATAAGACTGTGGAGTTAACTCGTTTAGAATTGACTCACGAACATTAATCACATCTTGGCGCTGTTGAATTAATTTACCAATTTCTGTATTCAACTGTGATGGTCGTGTAGCAGTTAGACTTTCATCAAAAAAGTTTTCTGCTTGTTTCTTACGCGTTCCAAGATTTTGTTTTAATGTCTTAAATATTTCATCAGTCTTAGCAATAGAACCTAGAGCTAAAGCTGCACGTAGTTGCCCGTCAATAGTGTTACGAATAGGATAACCCATACGAGTAAGAACTGATGCTTTAAATAATGAGTTAGCAAAGTCCATTGTATCTTCAAGTTCTTTGCCAATAAGTCTAGCTCTTAGACCTGCTTTAGTTATACCTTCGCCAGAAGGTATAAGGCGCTTGTATAGTTTTAAGAAACTGTCAAAGTCTTTGAAGTCCATCATAGGGACAACGTTAGGCATTTCAGATTTCCAAAATGGAGATGTAACTAATGTACCGTTATCATCAACCCAAAAACCTTTAGTTCCAATAGCATCCATAATACCACGACGAACTGATCCAAACGCTTTATACCACATAGTGGCTTCTTCGATAGATAATCCATTTTCAAGAGCAATGATATTTGCTACTTCTTGTTCAATGTTTTCTACTGCAGCTAAACGCTCGGTTGCATTTCTAGCAAGAGCATATTCTGAATACAACTGTGTCTTTACTGCAAGGTATTCAGGATTACGTAATTCTGGTACTGAATTAAGAGCATACTTAATTTCATTAGCAGAGTCAACCATAGGTCCACCATCAATGCGAACAATTCCATTAGGAAGTTTATTAAACGCTGCCTGAATAACTGCAACAGGTCGTGCAAATGCAGTCTTTTGAAATACCTCTGTATAAAAAGAAAAATCTTGTCTTAACTCAGAACCTTTAGCACGAGCTTTTTCAATAGCTACGCCTATATTTTTACCAAACAAATTAACATCAGCAGCAGATGTGTAATTATTAAGGACTCTATAGTCACCGAGGCGTTCATCCATTGCACGAGCAAGATTTGTATCACGCAGTTTCAAATCATCAAGAACTTTGCCTAAACGATCATATTCTTGAATAGTAGGTTCCAAGTTTTTGATATTAACACCAGCACCCCATTCAATACTGGCATATCTCTTAGCCACAGGATCTAGCAAATCTTGTGCTCGTTGAATCTCATCAGCAACAGATGCACGAGTTGCCGCAATTTTTGCAAGTGATGCTGTATCGCCTGCTGCTGCTGCAATAAAATTAGCAGCATCTTCGTAAGTATTTGCTTCACCCATAAGGGCTGTCATTAAGCGTGGATTTGTGCTTCTAGTAATAAGGGGATGAGTAGAAACTTCTGCTACATTCTTGCCAACAAGGGAAGCTACTGCTGTTCCAATAGGAGTCTCACGTCCTGCTTGCCCACCTGTTTCTACAAAAATACCGTGTTGATCTAAATCCTTACGTATACGTACAATATCTTCTGCGTTTTCAATAGGGTTAATAAATAACTTCTTACCTCCTATTGCAAGACCCTTTCCTGCTATAAACAGTGGGTCTGTATACCAACTTACAAGTCCATCTACCGCACCTGAAGTAGACTTGCCAAATACGTTATCCTTAAAAGTTTCTTTACGATCTGTTGGATCTGCGATATTAAAATATTTATTAAAAATAGGAACATATTGTGCAATAAATGCTTGTCCTGGACTTACATTATCAGGCACTCCTGCTTCTTTTTCTTCTTCAGTAAGCGGTCTAGCCAGTTCCCAATTTGCTGCAATATTTGGGATGCGAAATCTATTTAGTTCTGTTGATGAAAGAATTGCAGTTGTTATGGGTTGAGTAACTTTTGGACGTAAAAATTCATATGCTTTATTAGCTTCTTCCATACCAAGATTAAAAGCTACATCAGCTTTAATTGTTTCTGCTGGTTTTAGTGCAGCTCCAACTCCAGCTTTTGCAACTCTTTGTCCAGCTTTTTTAACCGGCGCTGCTGCAGCTTCTGATAGTTGAGTTGTATCTGCACCAGGAATAATTTTTCCACCAAATGATCCAGCAAAACCAGCAGCTACATTTGATCCAACCGCCGATAGACCTTCACCAATTTTGGAGGCAATGGCTTCTTTAATGGTATTCCAATAATTAGCCAATTATTATTCCTCTCGTGTAATAGTTTTAATAAAATCGTTTCGATCTTGGTCAGATTCCCAAGGAATATTGGCAAGCGAAATAACTACACCAGGATAATCATAACCAAGCGCGTCAACAAATGCTGTAATATCTTTAACAAACTGGTTCATAATGATCCTTGAAGAAAACTCACAAACGCTCTAAATGATTCTGGAGTATCTTGCGCTGATGCCATAGAAGATAATGATGGCAAATATTTTGCAACAATGTCTTTATCATCTTGTTTCATTTGATTCATCATTAGTGCTTCTGATCCTGGGCCTGCCCCTTGATCTACGCCAGCAGTAATTGGTTCTTCGGGACGTTGTGTTGGTGCGTATAATTCTGTTATAGGTTGTGGTTTAACATCTTGTGTTGCTGCAAGTGGAGCACCAGACTTAATTGCCTGTGTCTCAACACCCTCACCGTATGCGGTAGAACCCATCTCTAGGTTATCTGTACGTGTGGAGAATTTACCTGGACCTGCTGGTCCAGCCAGTGGATTCATCATACTCACTGTTGTTCCTCCTCTAAAGTCTCTAAGTCTTGCGCCATTTTTTCCCAAGCCTGATTGGTTTCAGTCTTTTGGTTAGAATGGTAAATGCTTAATTCATATAACGATTCAAAAAATCCTGACACAACTTGCGAGAAGTTATATGCAGTTTCTGTAAGTATTACTACAAAATCGGAAGAGCGTATAGGACGACGTATTCTATTATGGTCCATCGTCCTACACACCTTCCACTAAATTTGTTAACCCTTTTTTGTCTTCTTACCTGGGCGACCTGCTGGCATCATTGATGCCATTACCTTACCGCCGGCTGGCTTGGAGTGATCCATCTTGCCTTCCTTTGGCTTTGCCATTGGTGCGGCTGCGCGTGATCCTTTATTCATATTTCCACCTCCTTTGCTTATGCTGCGCCGGTGATGCCGGCTAGTAGTTGTGCTATATCTGGACGTTGACCAGCAGCAGGGGCCATACCACCTTGAGGTTGTGTTGGTTGCGCTGAGGCTGGGGCGGGGGCCGCACCTGCTGCTGGATTCTGTTGCTCCATACCTGGGGCCATAGGTGGCATCTCTGGGGTTGGTGCTGCTACTGGTTCTGGCATAAATGCTTTTTCGATAATGTTTTCTAGGGCTTGTCCCTTTTGGCGACCTTGGATAACAGCAGCGATACGGCTGATAATCTGTGAAGGGTCTTGGCCTTGCGCCGCGAGTGCCGGTATCGCCTGTGCATACTGAGCAACAGCAACCCGCAAAGAATCGCGCATTTCTTCAATGTCAACACGTTGTTCCTCCTGTGTAACGTTAAGATCCATCGGGATCTCACGACGTACATAGTCGCGTGATACGAGCTTGTCTGAACGCATTTGTAGCAAAGCGATGATGGCACGGTTAGGGTCCATACCAGACATAATTCCGTAACGGACATCTACGCCATACTCACCCTTGATATCACGTGATGGGATGTACTTGAGTACATAAGGTGTTCCATCGTCTGAACCTTTGATGGTTTTAGGAATACCACCAAAGATCTTCTCGTCTGCTTCAAAACAAACAGAGATAAGTTCTTGGAACATACGAGCAAACTGTGCTTGTGCTGCCTTGATCTGTGTATCAAAGCCTGCCTGTAGCGCTTGTACGCCACGACCAGTGACAACGGATGCGTCAATGTTGCCTGAGCGTGACTCAGGATAGCGAGCACCTAGACGTAGTTCACGCTCTAGGACACCGGATTCTGTAAAGACTCCAGGTGGTAGTTCTAGTGGTACACGACGGATACCTTGCGGATTAGCAGAACGCATAATTGCGTCTGGTCCAAGTGCCAACTCCTGCACATCTTGTGGGATAGCAATAGGTGCTTGGATAGACTTTTCAGCAGCTTGGATCTGCAATACTGCAAAGCGAGCACGAGCGAGTTGGACTGAGAGTACATCATCGAACTGACCGCGTGCTTCTCCGTCAAGGGAGGAACGCATAATGACAGATGCCATTGGCTTGCCTAGTATGTTAGGCGTACTAGATAAAACTAGGTTCTTACGCTCTGGTAGATATAGCAGGTCTTGATCTTTATCGTGGTACTTGACCATTGAGATATAAGGCGAAGACAACTGGTACTGATTGCGACCTAGGATCTGGTCGTAGAACTCTGGGTACTGTGCAGCCAATGTCTCTGCATCGGTAACAATAACTTGGGTAACCGATAAAACTCGACCATAACGATCTAGCTCTGGGTAGGTACCAAATGGGTTAAGCATACGGATACGAGGATTATTATCATCGTAATCCATCTCAACCATACCAAC